CTACTTCTGACCAGAAGGTGCCTTGTAGAGTACCAAGTGAACTTGTAACAGAATTACCAGTCACTGTCAAAGTCGAACTTCCAGATACTGCTACAGTTCCAACATTAGAAGTGGCTGATACGCTTGGAGCCGTGTAGATTGTTTCTTGAGTTTCATCACCAAGGCTTGATGTCAATCCTACACCTGTAAGGAAAATAGATGTCTCTACTGTGCCTAAAGCTGAAGTTAAAGCGTTACCACTTGGAAATACAACAAACTCAGGATCAGCCTCTGCTGTACCAACAGCTGATTGCATGGCTGTCTCAGAACCAGCTACAACAGTTATCTGTCCATCACCTGATATAGAAAAAGTTCCTAATGCAGATGTTGTGCCTAATCCAGTAACTGAAATGTTTTGATCGGTAGTGAGAGATTCATCTCCTATAGATGCAGTTAGAGCTTGACCTGTAAGAGCAAATGATCCACCTACAGCGCCCCACTGCTGTTCACTCCAACCAATAGAATTACCAGTATTGATGTCTGTATCACGGTTCCAACCAGTAGTTTTAGTGACACTTGACGATTCATTACCTAAAGATAAAGTTAGACCTAATCCTGATACTGATATGTTTTGATCTGTTGAAAGTGATTCCTCACCTAAAGATGCAGTAAGTGCTACTCCAGTAGGGTTAACTTGAGCTATACCAGTTCCAACAGCAGTCCCTGCCGTAGAGGTAAGTCCAATACCTGTTACTGAAATATTTTGGTCAGTGGCAACTGTCTCAGTACCTAGAGATGACGTGAGGCCATTACCTGTAACAGATACAGGTGCTTGCTG